TACACCATACCAAAGCTGGACGTAGTGGGCTTCAAGGACCACAATCCTGCCACCGGCCCCACTGGGGAGGGCAAATTGTGGGGCTGCGCCGTCGAGACGGACAAGGCCTACCTCGTGGAACTGCCTCACTGCGTGGTCGCCGAGCTGAAGGCCTGGTGGGCGTACCGTGCCCGTGACACCGGAATGGTCACGTATAACGTGTCGACCGTTAAGTGCCGTGAGCTGTGCCGTGAGCTCGACCTAACGCCCGACCAGTACGATATTGCGATGCACTACTGCCCTCTCGTAGCTTACCTAAGTAGCACAGACAGGTCGCAGGAGCTCCAGAGGCTAGTACGCCGCAGCTATATACCCACCCGGATGGCATCCACGTTGTCGGGACTAGCCATCGCCGGTGCAGCACTCATCCCCACAGCCGTCGCCACCAACGCCGCCGTACCGGCCATGGCCGCCCCGTTCATCCTCGGGCCCATAGCCGGTGCCGCTGCCGGCATCGTATTGTCGATGTTAGCCATCGGCGCTGCGTGGCGTGGTGGATGGCATCCGAAAGGTAGTGAGCCTCAGTTCGAACCCGCCTACCTAAGCACTGCCGCCGCCGTCAAAGAGGTAGCCGAGCTGAACCCGACCGCGAAGATCGTCGACGGAGACCCGCTCAACACAGAAGACCGCGACAAACTCCGCGCCAACGTCACACCCACTGGCATCCACGCCGGAGACTACATGCCCCACAATCTCGCCGACAACAAGGACGCCGAACATGAGGCCCTTAAGGCTCGAGTTCTCGCCTCGTCTCAGAAGCCTGACCCAGAAGTGATCAAACACTTCGTTGGCTTCGTTAAGACCAACATCGAGCGAGCGTTGGGAAAGCGGAAACACATCCGGGAGATGGATTTCGTCCCCTGGGTGGAAGGCATCGGCTCCAATAACTCCGTCAAGACCACCTACAAGGTAACCTACGACGGGTTAGTCGTGGCCGGCATTAATTCAGGTTCAAAACTGAATAGTGCTCGCCTCAAGTCCTGGACGCTCAGGAGCGCGTTTGTCAAGAATGAGACCATGCTGACTAAGAACGCCTTCTCTGACAAGGAGAAGGCGCCAAGGCTCATCCAAGGAGCCCAGCCTGAGATGACCGTTTTATGTGGACCGTGGATGACCGCATTCCAAGGGTACTGCAAGAAGATGCTGTGCCCCGGCAAGCCACTCGTATTCAC